GAGAGACGCCCGCAAGTGGTTGACCGTGACCCATCAATTCCCCTCGTGGAAGCTGACGGGAAACCATATGCGGGTTGCTACGTCAACGCCATGATTTCGCTCTGGGTGCAGGACAACAAGTTTGGGAAGCGTGTAAACGCCAACATTCTTGCGGTCCAGTTCCTCAAGGACGGGGAGCCGTTCGGGGAATCCATCACGAACGCGACCGAAGCTTTTGAGAATGAAGCCGACGAAGGCGGAAGTGAAGACCCGCTTGCCTAACACCCAAGCCGTTTAACATGGGTCCAAGTTGTGAAAAACTTGGACCCAAAAACGGGCAACAAAAGCCCGAACCCTCAAACCGAGACCCATTTTATGAACCACGAATCTATTGCAGAATTTTTAGACAGAGACCCAATCGAAGCCCGACGAGTTAAAGAACACATCAAACCCGAAAGGCTGATGGAGGTTTTGGACCTTGGCCGACACCTGCCCTACATGCCCCGCGGGCAAACCCTAGATAACTTTAGCCCTGACGAAATTTTTGAAATTTTTGACCGGTGGGGAAATGTGGAGGAATTGTTGGTCCTCCTATTCGAGCAAGCTGAGGACAGGGACATTTTCAGCGCCCTGAACAAGGCTTTTACTGCTGAGGACATTTTCAAGGGTGTAGCTGGGGGCCAAAATGGGTGACCCAGCAGAACCCATTGCCCGCGCTTTGGCTAAAGCATATAATGGGGATGAAAACCGTTTTTACATTTACAAAAAGGAAGCCGCCAAGATACTTGAACAAGTCGAAGCCCTCCAGACCAAACCGGTTGAATATGACCGAAACGAAGACCCATTTTGAAAGCTATTCACTTAGATTATGAAACCCGGTCACGGGCGGACATTCGCAAGTTTGGCGGGCATCGCTACGCGGTTGACCCCACCACTGAAGTTTTCTTTGCCGCCGTTTCTGAGGACAAACCTGACGCGCCGGTCTTCCTTTGGGTCAATCCCAAGTTTGAAATCCCCGGGGTTGTCGAAAGCGACCCGGAAGCGTTGCCCCTGATTGGCAACGCATTTGGGAATGGGTGGTCAATCTACGCGCACAACGCCGCCTTTGAAGCGGCCATTACAGGCCAGTTTTTTGACATGCTGGGTGCGCCCAACCCCAAACTTGAGCAATGGCGTTGCACCGCTGCAATGGCAAGACGCGCCGCTATTCCTTCAAGCCTTGACGGGGTGGGTGAGTTTCTCGGACTGACTACCACCAAGGACAAGACGGGCAAGGCACTGATCCAAAAGTTCTCAATCCCGGCCAAGTCGGGAAAGCGCAAGGGAGAATTTGTTGAGCCCCACGAAGACCCGGAAGCGTTCAGAGCGTTCAGAGCGTTCGGTGAATACTGCAAAAAGGACGTAGTAGTTGAAAAACTTGTCCACCGGGAACTTGCCGCCTTTGAACTAAAGGGGGTTGACCTTGAAAGTTTCCAATTTGATATGCGAATGAATAACCGGGGCGTTTTGGTGAACATCCCTGCCATGGAAAAAACGCAAATTTTGGTTGAGGAATTTGAGGCCCAAAAGGTGGAGGAGTTCCGGGCCATGACCGGGCTGAACCCATCACAAAGGGAAAAGGTTTTGGGTTGGCTGAATGAAAGAGGATACCCCGGCAAGGATATGACCGCCGCCACCGTGCAAGACGTTTTGGACAATGGCCCGGAAGCCTATGGTATGACGGCGGAAGCATTCAAAGCCCTCGTAATCAAAAACCAAGTTGGCTTTGCCGCGTTGAAAAAGATCCCAACCATGCTGGGGGCCGCCTGTCCCGACTCCCGCGTCAGGGGGGCTTTTATGTGGTCGGGGGCCGAACGCACCCACCGAACCGCCGGGCGAATCATCCAGCCCCAAAACTTCCGCCGTCCCACCGTCCCGCAAACAGGACTTGCGTTCAAACTTTTGTCCCGAGGAACCGACTCGGAAACGCTTGAAGCGTTGTTTGGGCCGACCCTTGAAACCGTTGCTAGTTGCATCCGGCATTTTGTTATGGGGCCAGCATTCGACGCGGACTATTCAGCCATCGAAGCCCGCATCAATCCATGGTTGTGCGGTCAAGAGGACAAGCTGGAAGCCTTCCGCCGCAAAGAGCCGATTTACGAAAATATGGCATCCCGGATTTTCCAAAAACTGGTTTCAGAAATTGGGTCAAGGTCGATTGAAAGGTTCGTCGGCAAAACATCCGAACTCGGTTGCGGATATAATATGGGTGCCGACAAATTCAAAGCAACCTGTGAAGGCTACGGGCAAAACATTTCCCAAGAGTTGGCTGAAAAAGCCGTTGCCATTTGGCGCAAGTCCAACCCCATCATCGTGTCAGCTTGGAAGTCCATTGACCGGGCGGCGAAAGATGCAATCAAGAACCCCGGCAAAACTTTTTCAGGTGTAACGACAAACCGGATACGCTTCGGCATGACAAAAAAAGGAGGGTTTTCCGCCCTGGCCATGCTGTTGCCATCCGGCCACAAATTGATTTATCCCCGAGCATTTTTGAAACCTGTCTTCTCAGTTTTCGTTGGGCGGAAGATGCACAAATTTTATGACCAAAGAAAGGCCGAGCAATTTGCGCGGGATGAGTCCGGGCGGATACTCCGCGCCGGGAAGCCTGACCCTGGATTGAGTGTTTCCCATGGCGAGGAGGTCCAGTTTTGGGGTAAGTTGCCGGGCCAGTCAAACAAGTGGGGTTGGGTGTCTTCCTATGGCGGAAAATTTCTCGAAAATGCCTGCCAAGCGACCGCCGGAGACATTTTGACCAATGGGTTATTGATCGCCGAAAAAGCGGGTTTTGAAGTCTGCATGGTTGTCCACGATCAAGCCCTCGCAACGTATAACCCTGACCTGTCAATCGAACTGTTCTGCAAATGCCTTTGCGACTTGCCCGCTTGGGCCGACGGTCTGCCAATCGAAGCAGAGGGGGCGGTTGTCCCCTACTACCTCAAATAGTTATTGCAACATAAACATAAACCGTTTTACCTAACCAAATGAATATCTTCCGCAAACCTGTTTCCCTGACCAAAACTGACATTGAGCGCTTAACCGCCGCCGGTTACCTGGATGGCTGGAACAAGCTCGTGAAACTGTTGCATGAAAGCAAGCCGAGCGAAAATGACTTGAAGCGGCTTGTGATGATGGAACTCGAAAGTGAATCCACCCGCCGCCCCATTCTTGAAAAGCTGATTGTGCAAATTCAAAAACGCGAACGTGACGAAATACGCAGGGCAATCAGGACCATTCGCCCCAACCTCTCTAACATCTGAACAATGGCCGCTGAAGCAGAGATTGAAAAGAAACTTGGCATTTGGGCGAAGTCACGGGGCTGCTTATATTACAAGTTTTCCTCACCCGCCCGCCGGGGTGTCCCCGACCGCCTAGTCATAGGGCCAAGGGGTGGAACACTGTTTCTCGAATTGAAAGCCCCCGGTGGCGTGCCAACGGCCCTTCAGGAACGGGAGATCAAAATCTTGCGGGCCAACGGTTGCCATGCTGATTGGTCTGCTGGAATTGAAGGCGGGAAAAAGTTAATCGAAATCCACTGTCTACAGTGAAGCGTTTTGAACCGCTGGCTCACCAGAAACTTGCCATCCCCTTTTTGAAAGAGCGGAACATTGCCGCGCTGTTTGCCGGAATGGGTCTGGGTAAATCCGCCGCCGTCTTGTCTGCGCTGGAATATCTTTTTAGTGACGGGGAATGCAAGGGGGCCTTGATTGTGGCGCCGCTCCGCGTTTCCGTCCTGACTTGGCCGCATGAAGTGAAAAAGTGGATACAGTTTCACCAGTGGCGTGTTTACTCTCTGCGGACCAAGGAGGGCCGGGAAGCTTGGGCTAAAGGTGAGGGTGAGATTTTTACCGTAAACTATGAGTCCATACCCAAGGTTTGCGCGGATTTAATCCAGGGCAAAAAGGCTGAGGAGTTGCCGGTCGATACCGTGATTTTCGATGAGCTCTCGAATGCAAAAAGCCATTCCTCAAAACGGATAAACACGTTCAGGAAATGTGCGTTCGGGAAGGGTGAGACAAAGTTTAAACGGGTTTGGGGCTTGACCGGGACCCCCACCCCGAACGGCTTGCTTGATATTTTCGCACAAATCCGGTTGTTAGATAATGGCCAGCGGTTGGGCAAATCCTACCTGCATTTCAAACAGGCATTTTTTGAGCCAGTGAATGTGTTTTCTCAATACCCGAAATTCAAAATCCGTGAGGGGAAAGAGAAAGTGATTGAGAGAAAAATCTCCGACATTGTGCTGACCTTGCGTTCGGAAGATTGGCTAAAGATCCCGCCCGTCACGGTTGAGGACATACCTGTCACACTACCGGCTGACGCGAAGAAAGCTTACAAGAAGCTTGAAAATGAATTGCTGCTGGAGATTGGGGATGACTTTGAGGTTGCCGCAATCAATGCCGCTGTATTGGCTGGGAAACTACTCCAAATCACAGGCGGAGCGGTATATGATACACCGCCTCTCGGTGAAAATGGAAGGCCAGTTGCCCGGAAGGTTGAGACAATACACACCGCCAAACTTGACGCCCTGAAGAAGCTTTTCAGGGACCAGGGGGGCAAACCTCTAATCGTTGCGACTCAATACAAACACGAAGTCCGGCGAATCCTAGAAACCATCCCGGAAGCTGAAGAGTGGACGGAAGAAAGCCTTGCGCGTTGGAATCGAGGGGAAATAAAATACCTTGTCGCGCACCCTAAGAGCATCGGTCACGGGCTTAATCTCCAAGATGGTGGGTCAAGGATCGTGTGGTTTACCCTGTCGTGGTCACGGGAACTTTACGATCAGATGAACGCCCGACTTGCGCGAACCGGCCAGACCGAAGAAACCAAGATTTTCCGGCTAATTGTTTCAGGGACAATTGATGACGCGGTTGCCGAAACACTCCACGGAAAGGGCGAAGGGCAAAGCGATTTTTTGACTACTTTGAAAAACCTCCAAGAACTGTATCAGGCTAGCTGATACCCTTGGGTTTCAGCTTTGCGAATTCTGCTCTGAGGACGGCAATTTCGGCGGCTTGCACAGCCACCTTAGCTTCCAGCCGTGCCAGCTTGTAAGGGAGGGTGTGGTCAAGATTGGGCGACTTCTTACGCACCTCTTGGCGCGTGGCATTGTATTCTTGGGTAGCAGGATCAAAGAGAGCTTCGCCCACCTTTGGAATTGTTTTAGAATCGGCGTCCGCATCAATTATGCGACCCGTGGCGAGGTTAATATATTCCATTTTAGTAATCGGCGGTGAGGGTGAGGTTGCCACCCATAAGCACGCGGTTTACTCGGGCGGTGGCTACATCTTCGAGTTGCGGGGTATCACCCGACCATTGCAAGAAATTATCGACGCTCACGGTCGCCGGGGCTTCGATGTCACGCCAAGACCCGGGGTTGAGGCCGCTACCGGCACCGGTGCCCGTGCCCAGACCACTAGGGTGCCAATTGATCGTAAGGGAGTAGGTGAGAGCTGGGCCGGTTGCGCCCGTCTCCCCGACAATACGGATCGCTGCACTCCACGCGCCTGCCCCAACCTTTTGACGCATGTAGAGATCCCCACTTGTAAAGGTTGTATGCCAGCTCGTGGAGCCATCAACCGAGTACTCCACGGTGATTGAGTCACCCGCTGCGCCCGTTGCGCCCGCCTCGCCAACAATGCGAATTGCGTCGCTCCATGTGCCGGTGCCGATACGCACGCGCATATAAATGTCGGATCCCCCCGCGAAGGTGGCGTGCCAGAGTGTGGAGCCATCAACCGAGTACTCCACGTCAGCTGAGTCCCCGTCTACCCCATCAATCCCGTCAAGCTGGACGGGGGTTGACCATGCACCGACCAAAACGTCGGCGGTAGTCTTTGTCCCCGTGCTGAACCAGAGCGGGTTGCCATCGGCGGCGGGGGGTGCGCCGATCCAACCGGAGGGCAAGCCGTTTCCCGTTGGGGTGGTAGGTATAGTGGCCGATCGTCTGAAAATATAGTCAAGGTAGTTGCCATCGGTGCCATCGAGTTGGATGGGGGTTGACCAAACACCTTGGAGCACACCCGCGCTTGATTTGAGTCCTTTAATCACCCACAACGGGTTGCCATCGGCGGCGGGTGGCGCATCGGTCCAACCGGCTGGAGTGTTCCCGGTTGGGGTTGTGGGTATAGTGGCGGCACGCTTAAATCGGTAATCGGTAAAATTGCCGGTGGAGTTAATCAAAGCTCCCGAAGTATCAATTCCCGCGGTGTCTCCCACGGTTGCCGAATCATAAATCCAAGGTCCCTGGCCCACGTTGACCCCAGCAACTCGGATGTAATATGTTCCGGGGATGCTAGTAAAATTGAAATAGGTGTCTGTTGTTGTCCCGAGCAATGCCCACTGTATATTGTCCGATGACCCTTGGACAACATAATACTTAGCCCCGAGGGCAGCGTTCCAGAAGGCTTGGGTCAGCGTTGTCCGGGCGGGGATATCCCGCATGTCCAACCCTGTGACAATTGGCAAATCAGGGGCTTTGCCCGGAAGTGAATTTACCCCCGCCGCTGAGGGGGCTTCCGCGTCGTGGGAATAGATTGTTGCGTCCTCTTCAATGGCCTCAACCTCAAATTCTTCGCCATTGCTTGGGGCAATCCGAGACACCTTGCACCGGCGGGTATAGGTTGCGGTTGGGCCAAAGGCAAAAATGGTTTTTTCTTGGGTGTCACCACTCGGCAAACGGGCGAGGAGTATGGCGGCGGCTTGTGGTGCGGTCAATAACCCGGGTAACTCAACTTGATTGGACTCTGTGCCCGCCGTGACTACAAAAGGTCCCACTTCGTCACCCGTGGCACTCCTGAAAGCAATTGAGTGACCACCCCCAGCGGAAAAATCAAAAATTGTGTTGGTGGTGATGGTGGTCCCCGAAATGGACATGACCCGGCCGGACTGACCGGAGGGTAAAATGTCATGGTTGACCAAAATCAAGGAGTTAAAATTGGGAATGTCCCCCTCTTTGCCAGTTCGGAATGAAACCACCGCCCGGCGGCGTTGGGTCATCTCAAATTCTCTCCCCCCAATCCGCCAAGACCGTGTCCGGTCGTGCACGCCAATCGCTTTGATTTGCTTGGGATTGGTGGGTGTGTTATCTGGGTAGACAACCACTTCCTTGTTGTAGGTGGTTGGGTCAATATACTCGACTTCAACCCCGTCAAATTCGTCTTCGGTGTAAAGCCGATATGAGATCGAAAAGGACCCCTCAACCATGTTTTCCTTGGTGAAAATCGCAACGGGTGTGGTTTGCTCCTCATCCTTGACCAAAGTGACCTGCGCCCCAACGGGGAGCGGGATACAAAGGCCAGCTTTAGCAATCACTGTTGCCATGTCCCAAAGAGACAATGTGGAATCAAAAACATGGTCAAAATAGAGCCCTGCATTTTCGAGTTCGGTGTTTAGGCTCAACAGGTCTGCGAGGGGTAAGAATGAGTCAGCCAAGTCCCCGTTGTATTCGGCCCTGAACGCATTACAAAAAGCCCAAACAACAGACCGCGTTGGCGTGAAGGGAGCGGTTGACCAAGCGGAGCCGTTCCACACTGGCAAATTACGTTTCGCAATGACATTGATCCGGTTTGAACTATTGCCATTGAGATTGTTTGACGCCCGCGCTTTGACTGCAAGCAATGTGATGTCTCCATAGTCACGGGTTGACGGCAGGAACGCCCGCAAGCCTACCCATTTGACCGTCTCGACATAGCGGTGGGCATCGTCCCCAATGTTGGCTGTGTTTGTCCTCTTGGCCCTTACCTCATACCGTGCCGCCGAAACTGTAGCCGAGACCGTAAACCGCTGCGGGGTGTTTGTTTTCAGGGTCTTGGAAAAGGAGGAAAGCGTTGACCAAGCCCCCGCGCCAGCGGGCACCCCAGCGTCAGTGATTTCCCGATACTCAACCGACACTGTGACATTGATGGTGGATAGCCCGCCGTCGTCATCTGTGGTATAGAGCCCGCTTGGAAAGACCAAATCCACTTCAATTTTGACCGCGTCCGTCCCGGAACCATTGGCCGCAAATGGCCCAATCCAGTCACCAAATTCTGGCTCATTTGTTCCGAAAAGTGTGGTGTTTGAAACTTCCCCGGATGTGACGACATTGTCCGGGAATAGGGTGACATCTTCGCCCGGCTCATAAAATTCGTATTCTATATCCTCAAAACTCGAAATCAAAGTATCTTCAATTTGGACAACCGCGCTGGCTAAATCATAATACCCTTGGCCAAGACAAAGCAGGATATAAATCTCTTGTTCATTATCTATAAATTTAGTGTATTCGCGAGCCGCTTTGGAGGGCCAAAGGCGATTTAGCCCATAGGGGTCTTCGATCACAGAGTTGAGCCGGATTTTATTTCTTTGGCCGGTGATTGAGTAGACCGGGTCTGGGTCGCCAATGGTTCCGGGGGTTTGCGGTGCTTCGGGGATTGAGGGCGTGAGCAAAACCGTGGCAACCGCCCCCACAACTAACGCTACCACAATCCGTATGGCAATGGCCCAACCTGATTGGGAGATGAATTCGACTTTGGCGTTGTCGGGTAAAGGCTTGACCCAACTTTCCCGCAACCATGGTTCCCCGTTCACAAGCGCCACCGTGGGCAAAGGGAAGTTTAAATCTTCCGGGAACCGTGACCCCACCCAATCTAAAATGGATTTCCCAGCTTCCATCTCGGAATGCTCCCGCGCTTCCGGGTCAAATGGGTTAAGAGAATAGACAATTGAAATCATGGTTTTGGCTTGTGAACAAAGTATTCTATGCGTTTCCAACCCATCACCCGCAAGCTTTGAAGTGTTTGGGCATTTACTCTCCCGCCATCCGGTGCATCTACTACCAACCCACGATTGGCGGTTGTGTAAACCCCGCAATGGTGGACGAACCGCCATTTGCGGGACAAGGCCACCCCGCAACCCTCAATTGGTTCGGGGATTGGCTCCCACTCACCCAAGCCCGCCTCAAACTCATCCTTCAATCCGCCCATTGAAACTGGGTTTACCCCGGCGAAGTCTGGAAGGGTTTGCCCAAAATATTTCTTTTGAACCCACCATAAAAGCCCGTAGCAATCAAATTCATCCGGGCCGCGCCCACCCGGAACCCAAGGTTTACCCAACACGTCAACCACCCATTCACCCGGTTTCATTCGCCCAAGGAAGAGAACCGCGTCCGCGTGTATTTTTCTTTCGGGACCATTGTGTTTCGTAAGTCGCGGGCAAAAACTGCCCGGCCAGTCGCTTGGAATAATGACAACTCAACGTCCCGCATTTGCAGGGTCAAAGGTGGATCCATTTGAGGCTCGGTGGTGTCATCCGAAAGGTAAGGGCGGAACACCAATGAGATCGCTTTTTGCGAATACTTGACCCGCTCAATATACTCACCAACCAAGTTGTCGGCATTGCTGATTGCAATTGATAGCTGCGGGACACCGCCGGAATCCTTGGAGGGGAAGCGCAAACTGAAATGACCAGCTAAGAAAGTCACCTCTGTTACGCCGTCTTCAAGAAATGCTGTAAAATCATCAAAGCCGTTGACAATGTAAATCGGTGATTCGTCCGCATGGGTAATGGCCAGCGTTTCGACAATTGGGTTGTTTTTTGTGACGCTCGCAAGAGCCTCTTTATAGGCCTCAGAATATGGGGAAGTGACAGACATAAATTAGCCCGCCTCCTTGACGCGTATTGCGAAATCATCCCGCACCCTTTGAAGCCAAGCTTTTATTTCAGCGTGTCCCAATTCCTCCATTGCCCTCAAACGCTCAATCTCTTTCCAAATTGCCTTGAACTCGGCGGACTCCACCATTTGCCGCGAATCGGCATCGGACTGCTTATATTTTTGATCGGAGGCTTGCTCAAGTAATGCAATTCTTTGCGGCAAGTCTCGAATTTGTGAAGACATCACAATTCCCAATTGGTTTTGGATCACATTGATTTTTTCGGTCAATACCGCGTCCCCATCTGTGATCTTTTTCGACAGCGAAAACTCTGAACTACGGATACCACTTATCACGGTTAACCCGAAACCGCCGATTGTAACGCAGAGGGCCAAAACCGCAATGATGACACCAACCGCCGTCCACGACACCCTATCATTATTGGTTGCTGTGTTCATTGGACATATTCGGGCGGTGGGGGTGTGTTGGTAGTAGCGCAACCAGTTAACGATATTGCAATACACACAACGAGGATTTGTAAAAAGCGTTTCATGTTAGAATTTCACCAGCCATATGGAATGGAGTTCCGTTTGAGAAAGTTCAAGCCGTTTCCCATTCTGGGGCTCAATGGGGACAACCACTTGCTCCCCGTCCTCCTCAGTCACGATGACATTGATCGCGTGACCCCCGCCTGAATCTAACTTATACCAACATTCCCCAACCGCCAAGCCTTCGGGGTGCCCGGGTTGTTTATCCGCCGACCAATGGGACACCGCTGCCCAAGCTGAAAAGAATTGAGCGAAGTTGTCACAATCAAAACGCTTGTCCCATTTATTAGCCACAATGCGAAACATCTCCGCTTGGAACCACGGGAAAAAAACCTTTAGGAGCCAATGCAGGGTCGGCAAAGAATAGTCCCGGTCAGGAGCGTAAACTTTAGCATTGGGTGCAACCATTTTGACTGCTGCTCTAAGCCCAAGGTTAGTAAGCTTTTCCATCTATTCAATTTGCACAATACCAGCGGGAGTTTGCAAAACAAAAACGTCCGCTGGCCCGTCAACACTGAAGGCAACCGCCGCTTCCATAGTCTCGCCAATCTGGACCAAAATTGCCCGGTAGTCGGAATCAGCAAGGTTGTTCAGGTTGGCTTCATAAACTTCCGCGTAAAAGGTCAGAGCCTCAGTCACCAAAGGAGCAATCATTGCCCGCTGTGTGGCGTCTAGTCCCCCAACATTATCTAGCGCAGCTAGGACTCTAGCCTCTACCCGCGCGGGGCTTGTGGCCTCTTCCGGGGCCGCGAACACCGCCCCAAGGGTTGAGACATAGGGTTTCATCTGAGGGTTGTTGGAAACCACCGCGTAAACAGCGGCGCGAAGACCGAGACGGAAAACGGCTTTCGCCGTTGGGTTTACCGATTGGCAACCAGTAAAAAAGACGGCAAACATGGCCGCAAGTAACATTATTTTTTTCATGGGAATTATTTGGCTTCGAGGATTTTGAGGGTTTTGACTCTGGCGTCTAGGGCATCGTTAAGGGGTTCGACGATCACGTGACCGTCTTCATCCGTCCATCCCGTTGCCTTGATATGCGGATCTTGGCGCTCGCCAATAACCATCCAAGAGATAACGGCGGTGCTTTGGTTGTCCTCAGCGGTGACCGTAAGGATATTCCCGCTTACAGACCCGCGCACCGCGCCAAAGTCGCTCTCATTACTTGTAAAGGACTGCACATCGCGGCACAACACCTGGAACGTGCCCTCGGTCATTGTGGCGGCCTCATCAATGTTTACCGACGCCGTGCCATTAACCAAACTAACTTTGCCCCGATAGATCAGGTCGGCCCGAGGCCCCTCGATAAAACTGTGGACCAATTTGTGAGTGGCCTTTTTGGCCTCTAATGGATGTGCGATCCTAAATGATCCCGAGCCTTTGGATAGTGCGCCAGTGACGAAGAGATCATTGCCGATACTAACATCATCCCCATTCATAACCACCTTACCGGTCCCATCGATCTTTAGCCAATTAACAGTGGCAGTCGAATTGGTAACATTGAGCGCATTATCCCCCGATGTTGCCTGTATCACCACTGTTTGATCAACGATAGGATCGCGGCCGATACCCACGTTACCGCTAATAGTAGTGTCACCAGTTGCACTCAGCGTAGTAAAGTCACCCGTGCTTGGAGTTGTTCCACCGATTGCTCCAGGAGCTGGGAAGCTGGTTACATTTGCACTGCCATCAAAAGAAGACCCTCCGATTGTGCGTGCCGTTTGGAGAGTCGTCGCCGTCCCAGCGTTGCCTGTAACTGTAGTCTGATCGCCCGTGTTTGTGCCGGATA